TTCTGATCCTGCCTGATGAAAACTCTTTTGAAACTTATAGGGTTGGTAGTAATTTAATTTATTTTCTTCTTTTCGTTTATTAAGAGTGTTTAGAATCTCTTGAATTCTGTGGTTGTTTTGCATTTCTTAAATTTTCGTTATATTGCTCTCCTCTACCATTTAATGCTTCATAGTTACCAACATCTATCATTCCAGCAGGAGAGGTGTGGAAAAATTTAAAAGTAACAACATCTTTCAAAATATCATCTATATGCCCAAAGATTTGGTCTCGTGAGTCTTTATTAAAAACCTCAAAATCATTTTCATCATCAAAGAATTGTTCATTTTCCATCTTTTTGATGGTTTTATATACATCTAAAAAACTTTCTTTTTTTTCTGTAGCATCTAATATCAAACCCAAAATTTTTTCTCTGTATTCTTCCCAATGATCGGTACAACCAGCTTGATTTACTAATGTTGGTGCTTGTTCCCACCCTTTAGCAAAAATATAACCTCTTATCATTGATATTTTTTCTTCTAGTGTCATTTCGTTCTCCTATTTTTTTGCAGTTGTGTTGTAGACATAGTTATCCACCCTTAATACTATAGGTTTTTGATCATAAGTCAAGCACAACATCGCCTGAGAGAGCCATATTACCCTCATTTTAACCTTTTTTTTATTTTAAGGTAGTATGATATATTTGGGTTTATTTTACCCAAGAGAATATGAATAGAAGTATATATATATTCTGATAGGCGCATGGGGGGTCATGGTCTTTTTGGTTTCTAAAATTAGTATATGCTAATATTCATACATTCAATTCTAAGCGCTTTATTGCTATCATATTGGAGTTTTATTCTATTGCGCTGATAACCAATATAAATATTTTATGTGAGTGTATACGACTACATACGTCTTTATAACGGCTAGTTAATAATCTATGTAAAATGTATAACTACTTAGAACCATTGCAATTACTTACTTATATGTATTTCTTTATATGTTTATTGGATAAATTGGATCTCAGATCGGGCCGCTTTTTTGTTAGACGTGTTCAAGATCCTAGATCGTCGATCATCGCTGATCATGGATCGTAGATCCTAGATCATGGATCGTGAATTTAAGATCATAAAAAAAAGATCCTGGACCATAAAAAAAGATCCTAGATCATAAAAAGATCCTAGATCATAAAAAAAGATCCTAGATCCTAGATCATAAAAAAGGCCCTTTTTAACAAGGGCCTTCAATATTATTTTTCTGATCAGATTATTTTAGATCGTGCAATATTTAGAATAATTTAAACATTTTGGTAAAATGTCATTTTTAATATTATGTGGTCGTGGTAAGTCGTGAATTATACAACCCTCAGCGATCCAGCGATCATTGTTATCCATCGCATATTGATCAACACCGATTACGCCTTTGAGTGCATCTGTGCCATGTAGATCAACCAAGTAATATAAAGATATAGATACATCGGCATGATCCAGATCCGGTAAATGTTTTTTAACTGTATCGACCGCTTTTTTCATAACATCTCTATAATATTTTTGATCCAGTAATTTATTCAATTTTACATAATCAAGTTGATGATCTTCGTCTGTTAGTTTCGCCATAATTTTAACTCCAGTTTATGTTAAATTTTTTCATTTTTTTTAATAGGTATGATCCTACAAATTCAGAATATAAAATATTTCATAAAATTGCAAATAAAAAAAAGATCTATTTTTATTAATAAATAGATCTTTTAATTTTGTTTTAATTTATCTATAAGAATGCGCGTCTGAAAGCGCTTATATTTTTATTTCTAATAAATTTATTATCATCAAAATAATAACAATTTACATATTCAGTTTTTAAATCAATATATCCTTTTTCATTTTTTATTGTATATCCTTTATTTTCTATATATTTAGAAAATTCTGATAAATCGCAATCTTCTTCTAAATATAGACAATCATTATACGGACAATAAAAACTATATTCTGAATAGTTTTCCGGTCTCTGATTTGTATATTTTTTTAAATCTGGTATAGATATTTTTAAATATCCATGAGTTTGATTATCTATAAATTTTAAATTTAATTTTTCCATTGTTTTATCTCCTATTTTAGATTGATTGATCTAGACTTAACCCTATTATTAAAAATAATAAAAATAGGATTGAACCTAGAATGCTGTTAAATATTAGTAATATTATATTTGTTTTATTCATGCTGATTTAACCTCTTTTTCTTTGTAATATTGCCAATCTATTAGAGAAATATAATCAAGACTAGCTAGATAAGTTATATCTTCATCAATCCAAGCCTTTCTTATTCTATCACCATAATTATTTACTAATGATTGTGAATATATACAAGACTTTCTAATATTTAATAAATCTTTAACTTTATATCTATTCTCATCTAATAAACTTTCAGCTATATTTTTAACTGTAAACAATTTGGCACAATCATTAATTGATGCTGAATTTTTGTGATGTTCTTTCCAATCTCCCGATCTATGTTTTTTTTCATCTTCTCTATTCATTTTAAAGATAATATCTCTATATGGTGTCCATGTGATATTACTTAAAATATATAATTTAGAATATGCTTGATTTATTCTATTGATTATTTCTTTTTGTTCTTTGTTCATTTTTTTATATCCTCTTGTTTCATTTTTACTTTTTTCAGACCTAATAGCGCCCTTTGTGATTTACTTAAACATTTGCCGCCATTAAGTTTTTTTAAACTATCTATGTTTAAATAGTAGCCATCTTTATTTTTATATACATATATTTCATCTTTATTTTTACATAAATATATTGTTTTCATTTTTTTATATCCTCCTAGCTTTACAATTAAGCCTACTTATATTATTTAACATATTATTTCCTATCCATTGTATAGCATCTTTATAATCGTCTACTTCTACGACACCACCATCATGATGTTCACCATCAACGAATATATCAAAGCGATAAAAACCATCAGCTGATGATAGTCCTACATTTATTTCTATTTTCATTTTTTTATGTCCTCATATATTAATTACTATGATGATATCATGATATGATATATTTCATCAAGCGCTTTAAAATATTATTATCAACCAGGTTGAGCCAATTCCGTTTGGCTCTATGAGGAAAAAATTTCTATCCTTGAAAGTATTTTTAACTAAAATTGACTAAAATCGACTAAAAATGGTTAGTTTTAACTAAATTGTGTTCTATAAACCTAAGTTGGTCATTTCTGGTGAATACTTTGCTTGGCATATTGTATTTATGCCTAATTGAATTGATTTCATTACAATATGCGGTAAATTTTTGCAACAAATCGCTTGGCATATCTGATCCTTTGAAAATAGTGTTCCAATTATTAGTAAATTGAGTATCAGATACTTGGCTTTTTCTTCTTGTGTCTCCTTTACTCATCTTCTTCCTCATTTCTGTTTTTTGCTTCATTAATTAGATTGGTAAACTCCTCTAACAAGTCATCTAATTGCTCATCTGTGTAATCATCAAAATTATATACTTCAAATTCATTACTCATCATCTTCCTCCTCTTTTATAACTCTATATGGCTCATTATCTGTGTAGCCACTATCAACACAATCTAGTTTCTTACCATGTTTCATAAAGTATTCAGCTATTTCGCAATCGCTACCTTCTTCGAGAAGTTCATCATCAAGTTTTTCATCAGGTATCTCATAGATATTTTCTTCCCATGTATTTATTACTATCTTCATTTGTTTTTCTCCTGTTAATTTATTTGCTCTATATCTGTTATTTCATTATCTGTTAAAGACCAATACTCGCTTTATTAACTCCTCTATCTTTACAATTCCGGTGGTCCTCTGGTTCATGCGGCTCATCTTCATTGTAATAGAACATGATTTCTCCCTCTACTTCTGCAACATCATCTCCTGTTCCATGATGATACTCTTCGTCATACCATACCCAATTAGTATGACCATATTTAAATTGACAATAACTATCTATTACATCTGATAGTCTTGTGTTATCTATTATATCTAATTTCATTTTATATCTCCTGTTTCGCTAAATAAATATCCCATGTCTTCACAATACTCTTGTATTTCTTTATCTTCCATGTCGCCCAAAAACTTCCATTTAACAGTGATTTTCCCATTTTCATCTTCATGCTCATAATCACAGGGTGTTTCATCTAACCACCTCTTAACATTAAATTTAGATACTTCATTTAGCTCATTATATTGATATGCTTTTTCTATTTGCATTTTATATCTCATATTAATTTATATTCTCCCTCATGCATGGTTTCGTAAACTTCCCATTTGTCATTTGTTTTATGCAAAATAGTTTTATAACAACTATCGCCACCGACCACTAGTGCAATATCTCCACACCAACTAGGACAATCAGACATATAATTTTCAATGATCGAACAGTTTTGTTTACATAATCTCCCTGCAAAAAAATCATCTCCATAATATTCATTCAATGCTTTTTCAATTTCTGTGTATTCTTTACTCATCATCTTCCTCTGTTATCTCCTTTATTTCTAAAATTTCTCCATTATCGGTACTCTCATCTATACAGGTTTTAGATGTAGTATAACTTTCTACTGCATTATGTGGGATAACATATCTTTTTTTCCATTTATCCCATGCCATAGGTTTATAATCAAATTCTTTACGATAAACTATAGGTACTTTTACCTCATGTGTAATTTGTAAATCATATAATTTAATTATCTCAAATGTTTTATGTTTTGGTCTTTCATTTTGTTTCATAATATATCTCCAATTTATTTGAGGGCAGATAGGTAGGATTTTTTAACCCGGCCTTAACTAAAGTCTAAAGTTAAGCTATCTACCCCATGTTTTAAACACTAGCACAGATATATTTCATTGGTCAATAAGTTTTTTGACTTTGCGATCACATTTAGCTTTATCTTTATCTGAAAGCATTTCATAGGCTATTTTTCCTCGTAAATGCTGCATTTTTGACCTTAAAAGATAGGCTTTCCTGTTGTTTAGGTACGATTTGGTCTCAACTTTTCTGATCCTGGCATAGTTTTCTTGTCTATAATTCATTATTACTCCTTTAAAATGGTATATTATCTTTAATGTTAGAAAAATCTAACTCGTCTTTGTTTTTGTACGTTCTTGGCATTTCATCACTATCTACTTCTTTAATTGATATAGTACAATCTTTTTTATCGTCTTTTTCGTTCCACCAAACAGTAATTGCATAGGTTTGATCCGCTTTTAAGACAATATCCTCTCTTGGCTTGAATTTATTGTTGCTAAGAAATGGCCTACAAGATTTTCCTGTGTTCTTCTCAATCATTTCTTTTTGTTTGTAAATGCTCTGAACGATATTTCCAAAGTCATTTTCATTTATAAAAAGTTTTATGTATTTATTTGGCATTGTTTACTCCTAACTGTTTAAGTTTTGATTTAAGTTCTTTTGATATAATCTCTTTTAAGAGAATTTTCTTTTGGCCATCTACAAGATTTTTATCTTTTTTAATCCTGTTTAGCATTATCAACATTTTGTCCATAATATTCCTCCAATTTATCTTGTTCAGTTTTGATGTTTCTGACTAACCAGGACACAAACATATCTGAGTTGTGCTTATGGTCCTCAAATTTTTGTTTAACCATTAATAGTGTATGCAGGTCCATACTAATCCTCCTCGTATATGAGTTCTAACTTATCATGTAAGTCATTGTTATATAAGGGAGTTTTTTGTGTAAACTCCTGATCTTCTAACAGATGTTTAGCATAAGTTTCTAACTCATTAATTAAATATTTTTGGTATTCGTGGCATGGCTTAATCTCAAATACTTGTCTCTTCTCAAACGACCAATTAACAAAATGTGTGCGCTTGATAGGATATCCAAGTGTTGAAAGTACCCATTGCTGCCCAAAAATCTGTGTGGCATATTTGCTTAAAATCTCTTGTGTGGTGTAAACGTCTTTTCCGAGTTTACCGCACTTAATTTCCACAGCACTTTGAAAGCAATCTGTTAAGCCATCGGGTGTAGCTGATAAACTGACCGATCCTTTATCGTTTTTCTCAAAATTATGTATTTCAAAAGATTTTTGATTACCAAGTATAAAATCAAATTCACTTCCTTTGCCTTTATGTTGGCTAGAACTGTCTTTTTTTCTATAATTGGCATAGAATTTTAAACCATCGATTTCGTGTTCTTTACCGAACTCAGCATAAGGTAGCACAAAATCAGACATTTCTGGTCTTATGCCTTGCTTATCCATAGACAATCTAGTATTTCTTTTGCCGTCTGATCCTTTGCCCTTGATGTATTTATTTAATCCCAAGTAATCTAAGAACTGACTAGCTGATAAATTGTAATATCTAAGCATTATCTAATTCCTGTTCGGACTTTTCTTTTCTGCTTGGCTTGTCTTGTTGTGTTTTTGGCTCTATTTCTGAGTCTGAATAGAATAGCTCATAGGCTTTTAGTAGCTTTAAAACACATCTATCAAAACCTCTTTTAAAAGCCATGCTGCGATAGTATTTAGATATACAGTTTTGCGGTGTAGCTTCTCCAACATCTTCCCATTCAATATTGCCATGTTTTACAGTAATTAACATAAAAGTGCCTTTTTCGTTATCATCTGTAATCACGTTAATTGGCTTGGTTGTCATTTTCTCTATGCCATGTATTTTTTCACAGGCTTCGTGTTTAATTAGCCATTGAGATGACTGTGAGTGCCAATAAAAGTCAGCATTTCTATCTTTCTGATCTTCAGGTATAGATAGACCATACTTTTCAGCAAACTCTCGTCTTGAATTATCTTTATTCATATATCACTCCAAAAATAATTGTTAGTTATGATATATTTTAAAGAAAAAAAAGAAATAATCAATGATATATTTTGCTTGATATTAAAAATATTTCTGCTAATAATAGTGGGTATATGTATATGACTAAAAAACAAAAAGAATTTATTATAAGAATAATAAATAAGAAAAATCTAATAAATACCATATTAGTGAGGAGATGTAAATGAAAGAAAGAAGAATAGCCCTAGATCAAGAGAAAATAGAGCAAAATGTGATAGAAATGAGGGAAATAGCTGAACAACTCAATAAAATCACAGTAGAATTAGAAACTGCCATAGAACAGAAGAAAGAATTTGAGAGTATCGCTTTCTTACAAGCTGATGGCTCTATTAAAGATAAAGAACACAAGGCCAGGACTTGCACACGAGTTTTAAAATTAAACCCTGAAATCAGTCGATTAAAGGGCTTAAAAGACGAATTAAGGTTAAAGTTTAGAGTTTGTGAGATTGAAAGTGATCTATTTAGGTCTATCAATGCACAAAACAGACTTGAAAGAAAACTTTATGAGAATTATAGTTAATCAAAACAGGAGAAAATAATGACAAATAAAATAACACACATTAAGCCAAAAACCAAAAAACAAGAAACGATAGGAGATATTATGGGTTTGACAGAACTTTTTGATGAGTTGAATACTTTTCAATGCCCTATATTAAATGAAAAGAAAAAATGCTCGTCTGTTGATGACTCGTACATACAAGCTCTTTTGTCATCAGCATTGGTTTTGAACGAACAAAGAAAAGTAATTAATAAAAAAATAAAAGATATAAAAACAACATTAAAAAAAATAGAGGAGAAGAATAATGGCAACACAATGTGAACTGATACTTAAAGACTTGAAAAAAGGTAAAAAGATTAATCCTTTACAAGCGCTTGAAAAATATAAATGTTTTAGGTTAGCGAGTAGAATTAATGACCTAAGAGCAGATGGCCATTCTATTGAAACAAAAATGGTAGTAAATAAAAATGGTAAAAAACAATTTGCTGAGTATTATTTAAACAAAACGAGAGACTGACATGAGCAAAGTATTTAATCATTACTTTTTTAAAAGAGAAGAAGTAATCCAGGATATTAAGGATAATGCTGAAGATTATAGTAGGCCTTATTCTGTTCAAGCATTAATTGATATAGGTTGCAGCAAAGATGATGCTAATAAGATTTGTGATAACCTAGAAGAAGAATGGGATATGAGAGTAGATTATCTCGCAGAGCAACAAAGGGAGAATGAAGATGAACATATCTGATTTTTTTAAAAAAAACGATGATAGTCCAACAGAGATGGATAACACCGCAACACTTGAAACCGAGCTAACTAGACTGTGTGCAGATAGGCAGAATGTAGCACAGTTCATAGAGTCTTTAGATCATTTACTTTCTAGCAAAAGATTGATAGCAAGATTAGGCCATGTAGATTGCAACAAAATATCATACATAAGAGCAAAAGCAGTCGATATCCAAGATAATATTCAACAAGAGATAGATATATTGTGATATTATGTTTGAATGCCTAAACCGAAAAAAGAAATTATTGAACAATATGAAAAGATGATAGCATTTGGGTGTGTAGTATGTAAAAAAATGTATGGCATCTACACCCCACCTTGCATACATCATTTTACAGGCGCTGGAATGGGATTGAAAAACAAAGATAAGTTTATACCTTTATGTCATCATCATCATCAAGGAAAAGAGGGAATACACCATATAGGAAAATTTACTTGGGAAGAACGTTTCGGAACTCAAGAAGAACTGCTAGAATATTATAAGGAACATGAAAGCTGAGTTATTAACATTACTAATCCCCTCAACTCAATCATTTGAGCTATCCTCTACCCACCACAATAAAACCACTTCCGAAGATATCAATATGCTCTTGTCGTATTCTAACCTAGATAAGAAAGAATATAGTCTTTTATTGATGAAGTATGTAGATGATAAGACATCTGAGAGTACATTGTTTGACGAATTATTTGATGAAGTGTGCGAGATTTTTTTAAAAAGAGAAGTGCCGAAAGAATGTGGAATGATAAGAAAGTTTCTTAATACTGCTATTATTGAGTGTTGTGTCGAGAAGTGTGTAGTATGTCAAGGCACAGGATATTTAAAGACAACCGACTCTATTGATAAGTGTCCTCATTGTGATGGAACAGGCGAGTTTATTTATGATGACCATGTAAGAGCAACAATTATGGGAGTTAAAAAAAATTACTTTATGAAATACAAAAAAGAGTATGAAAGTATTGTTGAAAAGATCAATACGATTGAAAATTCAGCATTGAGCAAGATAGGTGATACATGAAAAAGAATTACTATTGTTATAGAGCCACAGTTGTATTCTCAGGATCTGTTGGCGCTGCATCAGAAGAAGAAGCTATTGATAAGGTCGTCAAAGATAGCGAGAGGTTGCCTGAAACTGTGTCATTCAAAGCAAGTGAAGTTAAAGTTAGAAAATTACAAAAAAAACCTCAAAAGGGATTGTATCATGACGTTAAATATGAATGGTGATGAGTTATTAAAGATAGATGGTTTCGATGAAGCCATAATAGGTGTGCAAGAATGTATCGAGCCAAAGTTAGTTTATGACATTGACAAAATTGCTAAAATATTAATTAAGAGAGATGAAATGACAGAAGAAGATGCTTACGACTATATTTCTTACAACATTACTTCTGCCTATGTTGGTGAAAAGACTCCTTTATTGGTAAAACGAGGTAAGCTTAAAGACTTTGTTTGAATTATGAAAGATATACTTAAACATTATGAAATAGAAAGCGATAAAGATGGTGTCTTTCCTTACAAGGTTAGTCAGCATTTGAAAGATTGGTTGATCCAAAAATATAAAGAAGATAAAGATTACCCTCAGAAATTATTCAAGTTAGCCGATGAACGAGCAAAAGAGGTCCGGAAAAAAACTATTAAAAAAGTTTATAAAGAAATAGATATGCAAGAGAGTCTTTATGCGCTTGAAGTTTGGGGTAAAACTTTTGGTAGAGCATATTCTAAAGACTACAAAGAATATGTTGAAGAAATAAGAAAGAGATATGGTGAAAAGCTAATTAAATTAGAAATTAAAGAGAGAAAATCTAAAAAACACCCCTCTAATAGCTCCGAGAAGCCGATTTTTTAGGTGTCCGAAGGTAATCGGTCATGACTAATGTGTGAGTCTTTTCTCGTCTTTATTAGATGCCTTAGAATTGATTTCGTCTTTTTCTTCTTTTAAATCTTGTGTATTTTCTGCTTTTGGTTGTAATTCAGGCATTGTTTTCATTAATGTTTGTAATTCAGCTATTAATTCTGCATCAGACTTCTGATTAGTGTTATCTAAATTCACGTTAATGTTTTGTGAACTGTAATTACCTAACTCTAAAATAAGTTTGGCAGTATTTAATCTTACTGAGTCTTGTTCTGATCTGAGTAAATCCTGAAGAACTGATATAGCCATACCTGATGTAGAAGATATCCTTTCTTCATTCTTTTCTCTAATCTCTTTTGAAAATTTCTTTTTAAGATATGCGCCCATTTGTCTTGGACTTTTATCTTTATCCCAACCTGCTTTGATACAGGACTGAGTTGCATTTCCTTGAGTATCTCCTTCAGTAAAATACTCTAAAAATTTCATTTCTTTTTCTTTATCTATTTTTTTAGGCATCTATTTTCTCCACCCACTTCCTTACTTTTTTGACTGCTGTCTGAGGAAGCGGTAAATCTTTTCTAAATTTAATCCATGACTTGTCCAAAACCAAACTACCATCAATGTCTACACCATCTTCATCACCTGATATGTGTGAGACGATAGTTATAGTCTTTTCATCTTCGTGTACTACCAAGCCAATACTTATACAGTCTGCTAGATTATGTTTTAAATCTTTAATATCAGTCCAAGAAGATGTCGGTGTAATCGCATCTTCCCAGTTAATAAGTGTAAGTTTTGGTTTCATTTTTTCTTTCTTAGAAAGGTTAAATAATCTGCACCTTCTTCTACTTCCCAAAATATCTTAGTAAAATCAGGGTGTGTATCAGGTAGTCTGGTGTTAAATACTGCTACTGCACATGGCGACATCATTCTGTTAG